TAAAATTAATATATAATTTATTAGCTGTTTTATCCTGAAAGAAATTTAAATCTGTACTTGTAGTACTCAAAACAGATTGCATGGTACTATAAGCAATTAAGTTAGACGCATATCTATTTGAATAATAAGAACTACCTAAAGCGAACAATTGTACCTGAGTTGGATCAGAGAAAGATGTTGTTTCTTCAGCAGTAGTACCAAAACCTTCTTTTCTGTAAATTCTAGAAACAGTATTAATATCTGGGTATTGTTCCAAATCAATACATTTACTAGCAGGTACAGTTATAAATCTAGTTTCATCATAGTACCGATTTACTTCTTGAAGAGTCATATCTATAATTCTCTTATAACCTTCATCATCTAATTCTGACTCCAATACTCCGCCGGTAATTTCAAATTTAATTTGATCTATATACCAACTAGCTTCCATTATCTTCTCCTTCTTCCTCATCTACATTATATTCTACTTCTTTTATTTTAGCATCAGATTTTGTATTATCAATTTCATCTTCTCCAACATCTAAATCATCTGTTTCTTCTTCATCATCAACGCTGAAGTTAACTTCTCCAATAATACCTTTATCCAATGCTTGTTGATAAGTCATACCATAAATTTTAGGGAACATAATTACTTTATACTTGTCGCTATAATTTTGATCCATATATTTAATATAATTATGTAAAGCAGTAGCTAACATTACAGCTCAATTCAAATTACCAATTACATTTAAAATATGTTTGCAACCAGCGCCAAATATATTTCTTGGGTTTGTAATTTTTGCTGGTCTATTTTCTGGTATGCCAGCATTAAAATCATCTACAGTAGACCAATATCTAAAACGATATTTATAATCTGGGCAGGTACAATCTATAAAAACATTTTCTTTATTTATAGCACCAATAATAGCTTTATAAACGCATTTATACTCTAATTTATAATTATTGGATTTAAGTTCTTGTAAGATCATATCTAAAATACCTTTAAAAGTAACTGTAACAATATAGTTATTAGTTTCGCCTTTTACAGGTATATTAAGTTCTAATATATTTTCTTTAAAGACCTTATTCATATCAACCCTATTAAACATATCAGGTTTACTAGATACATGCTGTTTATCTCTTCTTACGTATCTAGTAGTCTTATACTTTTTAGTAGGAGCTGCTGATTTAGATTGATCTATAAGTTCTCTTCGTTTTCTTTCAAGTAATATAGTTTCCATAATAAATTTAGCATTGCTTTCAATATATAAATAATATACAAAAAAAGCACCTTATTGGTGCTATTATTTAATTATCTTAATTATTAATCATAGAAATAATATTTTTATAAGCTTTACGATCATATTGATCTTGGCTTACATCGTTTAATAATTCTTCTAATTTATTGAGATACAAATCAGCTGAATCATTATCTTTAAGATTAAATTTTTCAATTAATTTCTGCCCTAAATCACAGCTGTATAATTCTAAATGCCAACCACTATTACCACAACCACAACCAATTTCATAATCAGCAGCGTTTTCATACCAATAAAGTGTACTTTTTACTTCTTTAATTGTCATTTTAATTTACCCCCTTATTTATTAATTTTATCAACCTGACCAATTGTGAAGAAATAAGCTTTTGTCATAAACATCTTAGCAGTATTAATAACATCTAATTGATCTTTAGTATCATCAGTATTTTCTTTTGCAAATCTCTTATATTTCCAAATTTTAATGCAAGCTTTAGCTTTTTCACCACGTCTTACCTGATAACCAAACTTCTTCCAAGCAGCATAGGTGTGAAGTTCTTCAGGGATACCAATTTCATTATAATTAATAATACCTGCTTCTGCCAATTTAATTGCTTCGTTATTGATAATTTCAACATTTGTCATATTTTGTACCTACCTTCCATTTACAAGATTATTATATAAAAAGATAATTAACTTGTAAACTAAAAATGCATTTTTTAAGATACTAAAAAAAAAGAGTAGAAATTAATCTACTCTCTTTTTATTAATTTTTAATTAATTATTAAGCTTGTTCTGTCCAGATTGGATTTTCAGCTGGTTCAATAACAACCTTAGCTAATAAGACAGGGTTTAAGATCTTCATGTCATACATGGTTGAGAAACCTTGAGACATTGTGCCATCAGCAAAGCCTAATAACTGTGTTGGAACTAATGGCATATATGGAGCATAAATACCAACAGAGGTCTTACCATCAACGCCGTTAACACCTAAAATCATTTCTGGGGATTCATCTTCGCCAGTTACAGCATTTTTACCAAGTACTGGAGAAACAAATACTTTCATTCCGCCATAAGTACCAGCTAAATATGGGCCAGCAACAGCAGCAGTTGAAGCAGCATCAAACCCCTTAACAAATGTTAATGCAGCTAAAGCTTCTGGGCTAACTAACATCCAGTTAGGCATGAAGCGCTGAGTTTTCTTATAAATCTTAGCCTTAGCCTGTTCGATTGCGCGAGCTAAACCTTCAGCATATAAACTGTAGTAATTAGCGCCATTGTGTTCTTCGCCCTGAGCTAAATCTTTCCAAGTAATAACTGCATCAGAAGGTACAGCATTCTTAACTAATAAAACAGCTTCGCTGTCGATTTCATACTGTAATTCAGCCTGAGCCTGTTGAGCGATCTGACTTTCGAAATCCATACCATAGTCATTCTTAGCCTGGAATGCAGCTAATTGGCTATAGTAAACAGCAATTCTACGAACCTTAGCCTGTAAAGAAATAGCCTTCATACGACCAACCATAGTTGGTAATTGGTTAGCAGGAATATAAGCATTGTCATACTTATACTTAATTTTCATACCTGCAGATAAAGAACCAGTGATATTACCTTCAGCATCAACAGTAATACCAGAAACTGCAACGTTGGAAGCATCAACTACTTCTAATGAAGATGGAATAACAGGTGTCCAAGCTAACTTAGTTAAACCGGCTGCCCCAACTGTTTCAACAACAGCCTGGCCAGTATAACCCTGACGTTCTTCACTCATTTCGCCTAATCCGAATGGATCAGCAACGATTGTACGAGGTTCACCAGTGCTCTGTTCGTAATCATAAGTAGCTAAAGCACTCTTGAATGGAGCAGCATTAGCTAAACCACCAACTTCGCCCTTTTCGGTACCAAGTGCATACTGCATATAGGTAACGAATCCACTGAAACCACTCATTGGTTGAACCATGAATAAATCATGGACGATTAAATTAGGAACTACTAATGTAGTACAATTATGTTACAAGTAAATCGTTTCCATTTACTTTCTTAATATCACTATTAAGTTCAGACTATATTATATACCATTATTGTTTTAACCTTTAATGGTACCTACATCTTTCGATTTTACTTAAAATCTACTCTACTTGTTTATTCACCAATATATTTCTTATTAGCTATACTTTCGATAGTCGTTGAACGTTCCTTAAAATGTTTAAGGCTTCGCTGCTGATTGTCTTATATATGTAGTTCCAAAAAATATATAAGAGTTTCCAGCAATTAATGTAGTTTTATTAATCTATTTATTAATAAATTTTTTATTTATTAACTTATTCGATTAAGATACAACTTAATTTATATCTAAGCAAAATTTCTTATATCAAAAATGTTACGAATAAGTCGTTCCCACTTATTCTCTATATGTCACCATATAGTTCAGACTATATCATAATCTTATATTGTTTTATCCTTTATAAGATTCGTGGCACTTCCATCTCACTTGAGATGTACTCTACTAAGTTCTACCTTAAGTTTTTCTCTTAAGTTACCTTTTCGATAGTCGTTGCTCTTTCCTTTAAAAGGCTTAGATCAGGATTGTCTAATAAATAAATTTCACAAAACTTTATTAGGTGTTCCCTGAATTCACCACGTGTTTCTTCTAATGTTTTCTACCAATTAATCAACCATCATCAAGCCATTTTTGTATTTCAGAATATTGAACATGCTTGATAACACCATTTTTACTTATATAGGTTCCATTTTTATATTTTTCTTTAAATTTTTTATTTCTATCTTCAGAAAATGTTAAACCTTTATAATAGCCATTTTTTAAATATTGATCTACTTCTTCTTTATTAACAACAACATTAATTGTACCATTCGTAAGCCATATTTTATCATTAATGGTTTTTCTGTTTGCCGTTCTTTTCTTAGCTGATTCACTCATCTTTATTCTTGTTTCATCAGAAATAATTCTATTTTTCATATAATTTCTTGCTGTATCTTTTTGATGATCACTTTGAGTTTTACCTTTCATGCCATCATGATACCCAGGATCCAAACCTTTTGTACCTTGACCACCCTCAGTCATATTATAACCATTGGGTGCTAAAGAATTATATTCTTTTATATATTTTATTTCTTTTTCGTTGAGTTCCTCAAAAGTATCTGCAGTATCAATTAATTCAATTTTAAAATTTTCTTCGCCATATTTTCTTATTGCATTATGGAATAAAGAATGATGGTTATTATATTTTACACAAGTACAATGAGCTTTCCATCTCTCTTCGATAGAATAAATTGTTTGACCTATATAAATTTTGTTATTAATTAAATTGGTAATTTTATAAATATTTCCATACATTTTAGATCTCCTTAGCACTTGATAACTTAGTAGGTCGACCATTACCAAGTGCTAAGTTATCAAAATATATTTGATAAATTTATTAGATTAGAATTTATTTATATATCGCTATATAAACGCGCATATTAGTTCGCGCCTAAATCACTTCTTTGAGTACCGACAGAATTTTCGAATGCTTCATTGATAAACTTAGAAATGTTGTTTAAGCACATAGCAGTTGTCATCTTCTTAGCAGTAGACATCTTTTGTCCGCCATGCTGAGAAGCATAATACTTTTCGGAGACAGATAATCTGCCCTTATAACTTTCTAATAAATTCATAATAAAATATGTTATCCTTTCAAATTAATTTAAATTGGCCAAACTTAATAATGATTCGGATATATCATCATCTTCCATTATGTTATTAAATGATTTTGTTATTGATTCTTTAGAAGTTTTAGTACTTATTTTAGTGTTTTCATTTAATTTAAATGGGAGCTTGTTAAGATTAGCTTTATAATTGCTTAAACTTTCACAAACAGAATCAATATCAGAAACGTTATATTTTTTACCTAGTTTTTCAACTAACTCATTTTTATTAATACCATAAGCTTTAGCCTTAGTATCAACAAATTTTTCTTTTAAACTATTATAAGCTTTGGCGTACTTTTTAATAGTTTGTTCTTTCGACTCGACTAACTTTTTGTTTTCATCGAGAGCAGTATTTAATTCTTTTAATTGCTTGGTTAAATCTTCCATCTTTTTATTAGCTTCTGTTAATTTATCTTCAACTTCTTTCTTTTTAGAAGTTGTATCATCAACAGATTCCTTTAAAGATTTAAATTTACCACGTGTTGTTTTGATAACATCGCCCAAAACCTGCTTTGATTTTTCTAAATCAGCAACAGATTCTTTAAGAGATCTAACTTTATTAGCAGTATTACTTAAACTAGCAACAGCTAATTTATATTTAGATAACTCTTCATTAAGTGTAATTTCTTTTGCATCGCAAACTGATAATTTCTCCTTTAGGGTTAAATTATCTGATTCAAGCTTACTATTTTGTAATAGTGCTTCTTTTAATTCTGCTTCAATTTCTTCCTTTGATTTGTCATTGACAACTTCTTTTGAATCCTTATCAGCAGATATATCTTTAGAATCTTCTTCAGATTCTTGAGATTCTCTAATATATTTCTTATCTATATCCATAGCTAAAGAAATAATATTATCTCCATCTTTATGTACACCCATACTATAGGTCATTGGCATTTCAGCTGCATCTAAAACTTCTTCTAATTTTTTTAATTTTTCATAAACAGCTCTTAGATCTTTTTCTGTAACCGTATGGTCTAAACTCTTCTTTAATTGATAGTGAATTCTACCAAATAATGTTTTACCCTTTGCTTCAAGCTCAAACTCATTATCTAAAATAAAATCATTTACTGGTTTTAAATCATCATCGGTAGGGTCAGCCAAATAATCTTCTTCTAAATTTTCTGGAGATAATTCTTTCATATCAAATTTTTTTAATTCAGATGTATTTAGTACACCATTTAATTGTACAAATAACCCTTCGGTACCCTTATCATTTTTACCTTCTTGAGTTTTTAAAACTTTTAAATCAGATGGAATTGTTCCAGGCCCAGTACCATGTGTTGTAAAATACCAATATTTTCTATCTTCTTCTGGTACTACATCAGAATATCTTGTGATACCTTCAGTAATAACACACTCTTTATTATCTAATTTCTTTTCTAAATCATTAATTTGCATATAAACAAATCCATCTCCAAATTCTGATTCTTCAGCCATTGTACGAGCCTTATCATTTTTAGGCTCCAATTTCCACATATCTAAATCACCAACGTGTTCTACAATAGTAAATTTAGAACCATCATCAAATTCTAAATTTAAACCTATAGCATCATCATATTCAAAATCTGGATCATCAAATAAACTTTCATTTAACTTTTTGCCAATATTTTTTAATGTTTCTTTCATAATCTTTTTATCAGCAGCATTTGCTTTCTTAAAAGATTCTGCTAAAGCAACTCTTAAATTAAATTTATTTGTATCAACAGATTCATTCATGTTTAATCTAGCTTCTTTATAAGCCGGGATTAATACTAAATCGAATGCATTTAATTGATATGAATCTGGGTCGACTAATTCTTCATTACCGTCATCATATACATCACCAGTACCACGAGAAGATATGCCAAAATTAAAACCATACTTAGCTAATTGATAAGCAATTTGACCACAAGGTGTATCAATAACATCAACGGTAGCAATTAAATTACCATTTTCATCAACCTTTGGCATTTCTCTCATCATAATAGCGATCTTAGTAGGATCTGTTTGTTCTCTATCTGCTGGGTGATCTAATTCTCCAGGAAGGCCACCATTTGCAAATAATTCTTTTACTATATCGTTATTAAAAGCTTTTTCCCAAAGTTCAGAATTATACTTACGACCATTTCTGGTAGATTCTTTAGAACCACCTATAATACCAGATAATCTACATAAGATACCTCTAGCCTTATCTTCTTCTGTAGCAGGCTGAAAGGTTAATTTTTCATTTCTACTTATTTTCTTTAACATATTAATTAATGAACCCCCATTAATTGTATATTAATTTTAGCATATATTTTTTATTTGGTTTGTAAATATTCCATAGTTTTTATATCACATTTAATTAAATGCAATAATTTTAATATGGGGTTTATATTAAACGTCTTCGAATATATTGCTAATACTTCTAATATTTCATCAAATCTTGCATGTTTTAAAAACATAACTTTATCTTCGCACTTAAATTGTAATATTTGATTTAATAGCCCAGATAAAGTTGTTAAAGCTAAATTAGGATCTTTTAATGCACCCTCATCAGCTTTCATTATATTTATATAAAGTTTACTATGTTTTTTATTATAAGAGGTTTTTATTTTCTTATAAAATTCAGATAATTCTAATAATCTAAAATCATTTATTTTCTTTATAACAGTTAAAGGTATTGCTGGAGATTTAATTACTAAATCAATATCAGCATCAATATCTTCACCATTATTTTTTAATTCTGTTAATAGTAATATTATATCTTGTTTTGTAATCATATATTTTTCTTTCTAGATAGTATCTACTAAAGCTTTATTTATATTAAATATTATACATCATTATAAGAAATTCCGAGTTGCTCAAAAGATGGGAGATCATTATCTTCTAATAATAAATCTCCTTCACCAGTTTCGAAGCTTTCTTCTGGTGGTTCAGGTTCACTTGGAGCCTCTTCAGGCGCTCCTAAATCTGGTAATTCTTCACCACCACCAAGATCTACAGGCTGAGCTGAAAATTCTTCGCCACCGAAGTCCTCGCCACTGCCAAACTCTTCTTCGCCACCAGATTCTTCTTCTGATTCAGCTGGTTCTTTTTCTGCAGCTTTTTCTGCTTCTAATCTGTCAATCTCATCTTGAATAGCTGTAATTACAGTCATATCAGAAATAGCTGTTGATAATAATGTTTTTAAAATAACTAATTTTGTTGTCTGATCTTCAATACTATCAACTAATCCCATAATAGTTTGAATTGTATTAATAGTATTAGCCATATTTTCTTTACGATCTTTTTCTTCTTGAGTTGTAGGAGCTTGCATTCTTAAAGAAAATTTATTAATATATTCAGTAAGGCCTCTATCATAAAGCAT